TGCTTTTCTAATTCTTTTTTGATTAGTGAATACACCTTTCTCAAAGGATTGGCAGCTTTCTGTACGGCTTCTTGGTTGTCTTCGTCGTTTCTGATATATTTTTCAATATTTTCAGGCGTTACGACGGACTTGAAATCAGCAAATTCCGTGGCAGTTTCAAGAATTTGAAGTTTTTGATTTGCTTCAGCAATCTTCTTATCCTTTTCGGTAAGCTTCTTGTTGAATTGATTGAATGCCTTAGCAAGTTTCTTCCCATCGGGGAATTCCTCTTGTTCAAGCGTTCTAAAATCAAACTCTTCTTCTTCCGGCTCAATAGTTTGTTGCTTTTGCTGATACTGCGCTTGCATCTGCATTTGCTTTTCAAACATTTCTTTTTCTTTTTGATCCTGCCAAAGTTGCCTTTCAAGATCCTCTTTAGCCTTTCGAAGCTCTGCAAAACTCTCTTGCGGAGACTTCTTCTCATGGGTTTCATTTGCAGCCTGATCGACCACTTCAGGTAATTGGGTCTGTTCTACGGTTGAACTCATGTTTTTCCTTTGAGATGGGCGAGATCTCTTTTTGCGCCATTATTGCGTCAAAAACAAATTGACACATATTTGTATCAATTCATATATTAAATTTTTAATTAATATCAACAAAAAAGTTTAACTATATGGTAAAGAATTCAGATAAGACTTATGGGCAATTGATGCAAGAAGCCCGAATGATGACCGATAGACAGGAAATCGGGGAAACGATGCCATCAATTATGGCTAAATTTAAGTCTATTATTGAAGAATGTGTGCAGAAAGAGCACGAAAGAGGAACAAAAGGTAAGTATTATATACATATCTGGGTACAAAAAGAGCCATATGCTCAAAATGCATTAAGAATTTATCCTCAATGCCGTCGCACTCGACCAAGTCCATACCAAGGACATGACCATTATCTTTGGAGCGTCGAAGATGGGGGAAAAGTTACCTTCGAATGGTGCATCCCAAACAAAGAAACTCTCAATTACATTATAAAAAATCCAAGCAAGTTTGACGCGAAGTATGTAGCTATGCTTAGGAAATATTGTGCTGATAAGATTGATAAAATCGAAGACTATATGATAGGTGGGAAGATTGCTTAATCTTTCTACCTAACCATCTTTGCACCGCCCAAATAGAGCGAGCGATTGCTATGCGCCGAGCCTTGCTGAGGTTCTTTGATATAGCCAGATTGGGGCTTTCTAAGTCCGGGGAGTTTCTTAATTTTTGGGGGGATCATTGTCATTTTTACATTCTCTTGTTATCCATTTTGAATCATTACTTCCATCGAAAATTTGAATTCTTCTTGGTGTGGGAATTTGGGAAATATCCATAGATTCATTTAAATATATTTTCCTAAGCATTTCAGCATATTTTTTAATACATTCATTCAGTGTCATCTCTTTTCCTATAAAATAATAACTATTCATTATATGATATATAGATCTTATTTCCATCTAGGAGTTTTTCTAGTTTAAGGCCTTGATCTTATAACTTTTTTCCCTTCTGCCAATCTTTTTTTTATTAAGGCTTTGTGTTTTAACATTTGTTCATTTGCTTCGTTTCCAGTTTTACTTTTAACTTTATCATTTTCTGTTGATCCATATTGTCTAGTCTTAGCCATTTTATTTACATCCTTTCATAGATTTTTTTTCATTTTTTAAGGGGATCATTGTCATAAAGTTCTTCTTTACAAAAAGTACATAATTTCAATTCATAATAAAAATATTCTTCTAAACAATCACATTTACATCTTTCACATTCCATTATTCAATCTTTTTTTCATATTTTAGATCTCATTTCATTTGCTTTTTTGATTTCTTTTCTTTCTCTTGCTAATACTGAAGATGTTCTTGCTTCGTTAGCTTTCCTTTTCAAGACTTTAGTAGAATGTTTTTTTCGTGCTTCCTCACCTTTGGGAGACATATATTCTTTTACTTGTTCTTCATAAGATTTAGCCATTTTATTTACATCCTTTCATATCTTTTTTGATCTTTGGCATTTCTTTTTTCATCATCTTACCAAACAATGCCTTATCTTGCTTAGCATCTTTATGCTCAGCCTTTGGTTTTTGGCTCTTTTTCATTGAATCCACCTGCACGGTTATAGGATTTTTCTAATTGCAATGGCGGTTTACCACCTGGCGCGCGGAAACGTGGTTCCGTTTCGCTTAAATTCTTATTCTTTGGCACAGAAGTTTTTACTGCTTCTGGGATTATCTTAATTTTTGGCATTGTAATATCCTTTTAAAAAGGACTTAGGCTTTATGTAAGATTTTGTCGCCCTTTGCTCCACTTCCTTTCGAGAAGGTTCCGGTATCGTTTTGTTCTTATCTCCAGCTCTGGCACGAGCCTGCCTAAAGTCCTAAAATTATTTATTGGCCATCTTTTCGCGAGTATATGGCTTATGAGCTAAAGCGCGATCGTCTTTTGCATCGATCTTCTTTCTCACTTGCTCGTAGCTATTGCTTGCTCCAGCTGGTGGCTTTGGATCATGATTTTCCTTAATACCCACATAGTCAGCACCAGAATTACCTTTCTTATGTCCACCACCCATCGATGTATTTTTATGGCTGTGTCCCATTTGTTACCTCTTGTTGTTTTAATTCTTTTTCATCTTGTCTTTTTGTAATATTTTCTATCAAGGTAAAAACCTTAACGAAATCATCAACGCCCATAGATTCAACTTCTTTAGCTGCTTTGATTTCATCAAGATGCGCGGAAGCTAATTCATGTTTCGACTTGTTATGGGCTGTAGCTATCTGGAATTGCTCTAAGTGCCCTTTCTGAATACGCTCTTGTGCCAACGCTCGATCGCTCATAGCTTTAGATCGCAGGCTCTCATTGACAATTCTTTGATTCTCCATTTGCAATTCAGCCATCTGCTGTTGCTGTTGCTGTTGAGCCTCTTGCTGCTGTTTAATTCCTTCGATCATCTTATCTTTGTCTTGCATATCAACATCAGCAAGAAGTATTTCAGGAGGAATCGGCAATCCATCCTTCCAAAGCTGATATTTTTGAGCGAATGCCAACTGCCTTGTCGTATTCGTCAATTGTGCATTGGCGACTACTGCGTCATACTTTTGGAAAGACTTATCACGGAATTCATTCGTAGGCTCTTCTTGCAACATCCTTCGGACTTTTCCAAGAGTATAGTTTTTCTGAATAATAGCCCAATGTAGACGTGTAGCATTCCTCTGGGAAAGGTCCAGATTGTCAAACAATTCTTGGAGAGTAGTGAGAGCAGCTCCTTGACGTAATTGCTCTGTAATTCCAACATCGCTATCTTCCGCTTGTCCCAACAACTCTGGCGTAACGCCCGCAAGGGACTGAACGTTTTCTTTGTAACGTGCAGTAACCTCGAAGTTCGCAGGGTTGATATTAGCCCCTGGCTTGTCCACGATAGCATTTAATCTTCCTTTCTTCAGGTATCGCACTTTACCAGGTCCAACCTTAAATGCGTCACTATCATCAATCAGTGCATCTTCCTCTACATCCACACCAGAGAATTGCGCAGCAAGCAAATCGCTCTCTAATTGTGTCCTGTAATTTAGGAGGTATTGACTATCGCGAATATTTCTAATAATTCCTTGATAACGAAAAGAATAGTTATTGTTAGCAAGATCGTGGTACCCGACAAAAGGAGTAAAAGGATACATATCCACGCCAAGCGGGTTTGGGCCGTCATAGAAGCAAACACCATTGATAATAATCGCTAGATGTACTGTGGGAACCTTTTCTTTCACAATAACAATCTTAGGATATTGGTATTTTAATCTTTCCAATTCTTCTTTTGTAAAGTCAACTTCGGTACTTTCGTACGTCTCAGGATCTACAATGAAAGTCCCCATCCGATCGGCTTGATACCAATACTCGTCCCAAGCAAGAAAACCTTTCCTGCGAATGTTATATTGCTGCGGCATGAATGTAAATTTAGTATCAAAGTAGGCCTGGTCATTAAGCATATCAATATCGGCAGCTCGCTCAGGAATTAGTTTCTTTATCTGTTCCTTATGGAGATATTTCCTAGTACGAATAAACTGACAATCGCTCAATCCCATGTCACGCCAGAACGCATCCATCATCACCATATCACCGCTTAACATCTCAGTCCTCAGGTCTCCGCAAATTGGATCATATCTATAATCGATCCACGAATGCATCAAAGATAAACCAGTAATACCGGCACCTTCCTTAAAACAAGAGCTGATAGTATTATATGTATCATCGATAGCATATGCACCTTGGATAACTTTCGTAGCTTGACTGGCTGTTCTTTCGCTACTTCCATGAATAGGCACCATTTGCGACGCCTTGCGATATTGCCTCTGACGTCCACATACCATGTTAACTACAGGCATGGAATTGTTGAATATCCACTTCTGATGGTCGTAACTTAAACCTGAATATTGACTGAGATAGCGTTGATCGCCTAGATAAACCTTTCTATCAATGCATTGCTCGTAAAAGAAAAGCTGCCATGCCGAGAGATTTTGCATGTAGCGCGAATCGGCTTCATTAACAATTCCACG